TTAACGCCACATAACAATGTATATAAGGCATTGCCTCTGTGGTCTTTTTTTTTAAGTCTATACTAAATTTATATTTCTGTTCATTTTATCAACATTTGTGAAGGCAACGCCTCATATACTCAACGTTAGCGGTAATAAAATTTACTCCGCTTCTACTAACCCCCAATGTTCAGCATCTTCTAAACTCACTTCAATAGTGTCATCTGAATCTGCTCTACCTTCATTCAAGCACCATTCATTTATTCCATACTTTTCACACATCTGACCCCAAGCATTTATGTAAGGTGCGTCTAATACATCACCCAATTTTACTGTTACTTTAATTTCGCTTCGTTTCATAATCCGTAAATTTTACATACCGCTAACAAAGTATAACCAAAAGTGGGGCGGTAGTTCCCAAAATCAGCTATTGTGCTTCTAATTTACTTTTATGGTAAGTAGGGGTTCAGCACTTTTAATCCCCACCTTCGGTTATACTCAGCCGTTAATTAATTGTTTTGTATAGTTTGTTTAATTCTTTGTCAAAACTTGCTATGAAGTCAAGTTCATATTGATTCATGCTTTGCTTTATTATGTGGCTGCCTATTCTATCGCATTTATCGTTTAAGAATGTTAAAGCAAAAGTGGTGTAATCCTTATTAATAAACATCTCAAGATACCATAAGCCCAAATTAGCCTTAGTATTATTAGCTGCATTATACTCATCTAATTTATTGTAAATGTAGCTTTCCCAGTAGTTTAGTTCATCATTTAACATGGCTGTTCAGTTTTGACATTAATAATATGTAAGTATGGTTAAATTCCTGTTCAGTAATTTGGTCGTAGCTTAATGGGTATTGCATCAGATAATTGTTTACTGAAATAGAATAATCATCTTCGCCTACAAATAAAACAATAGATTTGTTTTCATTCAGCATGTAGTAGTGATGTTTGTCTTTTGTAAATAAAGGTAAGTTTACTTCTACTTCTACTTTTTCTTTGCGTTCAATTGTTACTTTCATGTTCTTTGATTTTTAGTTGTTATTTTTATAGTTGATTTGATAAATAATTAATTACTCCAATGTTTTCTAAATCATCAATAATAGCATATTGAAAGCAAATATCAGAAAATTCACTTTCTAAATATTTTTCTATTTGCATTTCTGTCATTCCTATTTCATCTGTAAAAATAAATAATGCCTTATCTCCATTATTGTTTTCATCCCAGTTGTAAGCCTTTGGTAAATGATTACTTACTCTTACTGTTATATCATCTATTTTATAATAATAAGAAGCTTTGTAAACTAAATTTGAAGGGTTAATTTTTTCTATTATTTCGTGCGCTTTCATAATTCTTTGTTTTTAAATATAAAGCAAATATAAAGTAATTATTAATAACTTTTACATATGCATATAAAAAAAAAGCAACTATTTTTTACAATAATTGCTAACTACTTGACAATCAATAGTAAAATTTTACTTAATCAGTTTATCGATTTGTGTTTGTTTTTGTGCTGATCCTTGACTTGAACCGAAAAAATAAGAAACAACCTGGGTACATACAGCAGATAAAACACCTAAAACATAAATTATAATGTCTTTTTCATTTCCAACCTCTCTAAACATCAAAACATAAAATAATATAAACGTCATAACAATTACTGTTATAGCAAGTATAGGTGTAATTATTTTATTTATTAATGGAGCTGCTTCGCTTGTTGCTATCTGTATTTCACGATTTCTTGCGCTATCCATTTCTTTTTGGTAAACTTCTAATTGTTTGGTAGCTTCTTGCTCCATTATTTCTAAATGGCTATTTAAAACCTTTTGAAGCTCTAAATTAGCAGCATCTTTTTCTTCTTTCGTTTGAACGAATTTATCTACAACATTGGCAACTGATTCAACTACTTGGCCAGCTCCACCTGAAAATATTTTATTTAGAAAGTTTGGCATAAAAAAAATTTATTATATTTGCATACGTTCTTTTCATAAAACTAATATTCTTTGAACAACGAAGCCTTTCAGAAATGAGAGGCTTTTTTGATTTAAAGGATTTGTAATGTGTGTTTTTCATCTTTGTGCAATAGCAAAAGATTAACCAAATCATTTTCAGCTTTTGTGCTATCGAATATCGCATTGTCGCCTTTCTGATAACCCACTAAAATACAGCCGAGCGAATGATCCGCCGAGTTCCCTCTGTGCATGAGAACACCATCAAATCCTTTTATATTAAGAATACGAGGCAACATCCTTTTAAACTTAGGACTTAAGTTAACTATCAACTCATAATTGCCTGAAGGAATTGCAGTAACTCCAAAAATCTTTTTTGTGTTAATGAATAAAAGACTATCTGTTTGTTTTAATCCTCTATCTTTATCTTCTAATGTATAACAGAAAAACTTCTCGTTAACATAAAGCTTTCCGATAGTGCTTACTTCTGTTTTTATTTCTCTAACTACTTTTAGTTTCATCTTCTATCTTTTTTGGTAAAATAGCTTCATTTGGTCTTGTATAGAATTGTTCGTATCTATCACGTTCTAAACAATTAAAAAGTTTTTCTTCTAAATTAGCTACTCTATTATGTGTGTGCCATAGCCATAATACTAAAACAGCAGTTGCACCATATTTCTTTATAAGTTCTAAAGTTTCTTTCATGGTATTGGTGGTGTTGGTGGTGGTGTGTATGGACTTAATGGAATATCTAATAAATAAGAATATTCCGTTTTCGCCACATCAATTTCATCCTGTTCGCTTAAAAATAAAAAGTAAATTCCATTAATATCTTGAACAAAATTAAAAAATGTATCGCTATCAATGAATACCCCTTGTAATTCATTTGCTTGTTGGTTTGTTACTATTCTGCCTTCCATATTATTTTATACTGTTGTTTAATCTTATTATACTTGACGAGCTAACGTTGTTTGGTAATTTTGAACCGCTGTATATAAGTTAGCCGCTTCTGTATCTGTTAAGCCATCTCCTATTGAAGCAAATGCACATTCTTTTCCTGAATAACCCGAAGGTGTGCCAACATAATAATTATAAGCGGCTAAATATAATGCAACTGTAGGTAACTGTGTCATTGTTGTTGTTCCTGTTGCTGTTGCTTTTATTGTATTATTTTTGTATAGTTTTAAAGAACTTAAGGATGTTCGTGAAGCAATAAATAAACCACGCGAATCAGTTTCAGTTGTTGATATAAAAGATGTTCCAGACGCATTGCCTATGCCTATAAGTTGTTGATTAGAACTATATCTGGTTGTTAAATAGATAATAGGTTGTTCAGATGCTGTTATTGAACACCCCATTTCAACATCATCAGCCGCAACATTTGTTCTTGAATAATAAGATACATGAGCAGTTGATAAAGATAATGCTGTATTTGGCATTAAATTTGTATTTGCATAGGCAGATGTTCCATTACCTACCATACCTGTACTTGAATGTGTCCATCCTGTTGAAAATGTTAATCTAAATGCAGCATCTGTATCTAATGGATTTTTTAAATTCCATTTATGAGTACTTGCAGTTCCACCAACAATAGGATATATAGCTTTCATTTTAGTCCAAATTTTAGCACTCTTTAAATCTAACACAAACTGATTAACTGCACTTTGTTGAGTAGGGTTTGTTATACCAGCAGCAGTAATAAAAGCTTGAGCGTCGGGATCAGTTCCACCTCCACCGCTTGCAACTTTTACATTTGACTTAAATAAACTTTTACCTATTCCTATCATATATTCTTTTCTTGATAAGCAATAATACTTCCACTTGTTAAAGTAATTGCGGTGATGTACTCAAAATAAGGCACATAAAACCAGTCACCAGCTTTTAATGTTTTACCACTTATTCCAAATATGGTAACATAATTTTTACCCCCACCAGTTGCAACTGATACAACGGTGTCTTCACGAACATAAAAAGCACATATTTGTTCACCTGTTCTTGCGTTTGTATCTGCTATTAGTTCAGAACCTCCTGAAACTCCAGCTCTATTTGCGAATGTTATCATTTTATTTTAATTATTTATTGGTTCATCATTTTGATAATATATATACTCTAAACCATTACATAATGCTGATGTAACGGTTGCTTTTTCTTCAATCGTTAAAGTCCTTTCAGGCTCTATAAATTCGCCATTATTTATTGCTTTAATTATTATCATCTTACTAAGTTTAAATATGAATCATTAATTGTGATAGTATCTGTTCCTACAGTTAACTGACCGCTTAAAATAATGTATTTATTAGTTGCAAAATTTATACTTAAAGTTGAAAAATTGCCGCTTGTAAAAGAGCTTTGAACATCTGAAGCTGCTGATGCTGATGGTGTAATTACATTTTGTGAACTTACACTATTTTTAAATACAATATTTCTTACAAATAAAACAGATGTTGTTGAAAATGTGTAAGTAGCTATTAAGGTTGCTCCTGTTAATGTAAGTGAATCATTTGCATAAACCTTTAATGTTTTATTTCCACTCACACTAGTTGGTAAAGCTCTTACATTAATAATTATTCTATCATTCGCTTCAATTGTACCACCAGTAATTAACGATGAATCTAAAATAGTTTCAGTTGTCGTTCCTGTTAAAGAAACGTTTATATTATTTTTATCTAAAGTATAATAAGGGGTGTAGCCTAAAACAGTTGTAATGCTTTTATTCTCATAACGAGTTGTAGTTGAGTTCCAAAATATACCATCATTATTATTAGGACTTGGCAAGTAGCAATCATGGAGCTCCCCAATTTCCCACCCGTTTTGTACCTTACAATATATTTTACCTTGGTTAGCATGAGCGTAAACAACATAGCCAACAACAACTAAATGATTAGGTGCAATAGGCTGTACCTTTGTAAGATTTCCTGGTGTTGATGAACTAAGATAAAGTACATCCCCATCGTTCCATGTTTCACCTTGCAAACTTCCCGTTGTATTTAATCCTGTTAACTCGCCAATTACAACTATTCTACCGCTTTGATTATTATCTATATTCTCATAAACAATACCTATTGTATCAGTAGAATTTCCATTGCTATCTGCTAATGCATAATCAACAGCTAATCTTTGCCCTTGTGCATCTTGTACTTTTAGAACTTTATATCCTGTAGCCAATAAATTGTCACCTGTTTTATTTACTACTGTTAAGTAAAGATTTTCAGGATAATCATTTGCACCTCCGCCACTTATATAACCTAATTGTTGCCAAGTCGAAACTCCGTCACCAACTTTTAATTTAAATGTAGTTGTTCCAGTATCTTCTACCCCAACTTGCCCCTTTAATAAAATATAAGTTGATGCATTCCACTGAGCAGTTGTTTTAGTTATTTGCTGCATACTCCAGTCAATATAACCATCTGTAACCTCTCCTGTTTGTGTTCCTAAGTCTTTTATACCTAAGATATTTAAAACAACGTCAGAGAATGTTTTAAGCTTTAAAAATCCATTTAATATTTTAACCTTATAACTCATGAAGTTCTTATAGTAACGTGATTTTCAAAAATGATTTTATCTGTAATTACTGAATAAATAATATCGTTTGAGTCCTTAACTTTAATATCATAAATAAAAGAACCAACTAAACTTACATTTTCATTTGCCATATCGAATTCTGTGATACCTTCTAAACTATCTACATGGGTAGTTGTATCAACAGATATTAAAGCTTCGGCATCAGTATCTTCAAATCTTTTTTTAACAGTAAAAAAGCAAGTGCAATTTGTTAAATCAAATGCAGTCCCATCTTCTGAAGATATTTGAACTTTTACGGGATAAGTGTCCCCTTTAATCCTTCGGATAACCACAAAACCCCCTTCCTTTTTTAATTATTTTTCTTGCTCCTAATTGTCGTATGTTTAATTGATTGTTTAATTCATGCTTATCGCAGTCATTATAAAAATCATAAACAACTCCGTCATAAGTAAAGTTGTCATCAAACATTTTATTTTTTAATTTATTCAAGTAACCACTTTTTTGGCTTTCAACATCAGCCATTAAAGCCGCTCTAACTTGATCGCTTATTTCAGCGCTTGTATCTTCGTTATTTTGTCTTATTCCATACTGACTAATATTTCTACCATGATATAATAAAAACCGATAATAAGCACCTAAAACTAAAAACGGTTTAATGTAATCTTCAAACAATGCATTTAATTGTGGCATTGTTGTAAGGTTATCTTTTAAATTAGTATAGAAGTTTGCTGGAACCCATGAATCCAAATCCAATTCCTGAACAACTCTAATGAATTGGTCTAAGTCAGCATCCTTTACGTTCTTACCTAACTTAACGTAAATATCAAAATCGCTCTTAATTATTAGTGGTTTGTATGCCATTGTTTTGATTTAAAGGTTCATAACCAGCTATTTGTCTACGTTCATCAATAGTTAAATCTTTTAGTATTTCACTATCAATATATTTAATAGGCTTTAATTGAGTTAATTCAAAATCAAACTGCGGAAAACATTGTTCAAATGCGTCTGTAATTAATTCTTGAAGTACTCGAACTCTATTGTTAAACAGTTCTATGTTATCTGCAATTATGTTAGTTGAAAAACCAACGTTACCGCCTAAGCCAACTAAAAATGGCGGAACTCCAAAGGCTCTCGCTACTTTTTCAGCAACTCTTTTTGTGCTGTTTTCAATTGCGTTTAAAATTCCTTCATTACTCAAAGGCTGATAAACAGCAAGTTCTTCTTTTGTTTTAGCTTGTAAGATTAAAAGTTTTTGTCTTCCACTTGCTCCAGTTTCATCTTTTACATTTCCTGTAAATTGCTCCAAAGTAGCATCTAAATAATCTTGTTGAGTCATTCCGCTTTCATCCCTTTGCGTATCGTCATAATTTCCAACAATGTTCAATATACCACTTGGCAAAAATGAATTTGTAACGCTTTCAAGTTCATATTTAGAATTCTCACTATCTGTATTTATATCTTCAATTGCACTATAAAATGTTGGAATAGGATAATAGTTTTTCATGGGCTTTTTACGGAAGTAATAAAGTATTTCTCCTTTATCTTCTCCCCATTCCATGATGTGTTCTTTTAATTCTATTGGTGTAATTATAGCACCATAAAACGCTGGAAATTCTTTGTCTTTTTCCTTTTTGTACTTATTAGTTCCGAATGTAGGATTAACAATAAAAGTTCCTCTGTCTGTTTTTCTTATTTGGTCAAATGGAATAAGTTTTAATTCTTTTACCTTTCCATCTAAGCCACGCATTACATATAATGAAACAGATTGAAAAATTGAAACATATCCACTTATTTCAGATATTAACTCATTAAAAGATTGTTTCTCATTAATCTTAACTTCACCCAATTGCTCATTTACTAACCCCTCAGCAAAAATATATTGTGTTAAAATATCAATACACGCTGTTGCCGTTCCGCTTTCATCTAATTGCTGAACTAATTTTTGAGGAAAGGCATTATCCATGCCGTATTTGATTAAGTCGGAATTGTTATCTTTTACAATTTTTACAACTCTATTTTTATAAGTAAGGCTTCTCGGCTTAAACATAATTCAAATTTAGTTTTTAATTTACTTTTTAAAATTTACTTAATATAATTCTTTGTAGTCAACCCACTTGTTTAATATAGTACTTTGGTTAGGCGGATGCAAAACAAGTTTCTCTTTACTCTTAAACCAATTTAAAGAAGGCATCAATGAAGCAATATAAGTATCAATTTGTTTCTGCTCTTCTTTTATAGTTTCTAAAATTATAGGAATAGCTTTTTTATTTACAATGTAACCATAACCACCCCAACTTGCGAAACATTTATTTAAGAATAAAGAATAATTGACTGTACTTCCTAAAGGCGAATAACCGCCTAAGTGTATGCCATCCCAATTTTCAGGAAGTTCACTTAAACAATCATTCAACTTGTTTAAAAATTCATCTGTAAAATCAACGTCATCTTCTAAAATAAAAACACTCTCCAAATCTAAGTTTAAAGAGTGTTCTAAAATTGATTTATGACTTCTTAAAGTTGCTATTTCAGTAGGTAATAAAAATCCGTTATGGTTTATTCCTTTGCTTTCGGTTGCCTTCCACGTTTCGGCTTTGATGTTTGCTCTTTTGGAGTTTCTTGCAAATTGCTCTCTTCTGTCTGAAGAGGATTGTAAGTTAATGCAATAACATTTTCCGATAATTGCTCGAAAGTTTTTTTTTCTTCAAACTCAACATTGTGGTGAGGATTCTGTTCAATTAAATGACTTTGCCCAGCCAAAAACATCAAGTTAGCAAAATAATCATTAAAATTATTTTTATTAACTAAAACATCATTTCCGCTTTTGTCTTTTGTGATAATATCACATTCTAAGAACTCACTTTTAATTCTAAATTTCATAATCTTTTTAATATAGTTAAACCATTATTATTTGTATATTGTCTGTAAATATACCATTCTTTATTCTCATTTAAAAACTCTTCAATAGCTGGAATTAAACCTTTTTTTTCTTCTTGCTTGTAGTTTTCCATAATTTCAGGAGTTTGCCAATCAGTCGGTTCATCAACTCTCCCGTAAGTAGTCGTATCATGTAATATGATATATTTTTTCGCTTTTTTACCATGTTTAAACAACTCTTTTTTTAATTGAGTATAAATGTGTAGGGTATCAATAAAAAGTAAGTCAGTAGGCTCTATTTCAATTTTAAGAGTATCCGCTTGTTTAAATTCCCATTTAGGATAAACCTTTAAAGCTTCATCTATATTTGGATGAACATGCAAATCAATTCCAATTAATTTAGTCGGATTTCTGTACATAAAAGCCCATGTACTAACTACCGAACGCACCCCCATTTCTGTAATATGTGAACATTCTTTTGCTATATCATAAAGCACAGGCAAATGTTCGTTTATATCTGAAGGTGTTTTACACGATTGATAAAAATTGTCTCTAATTAATAACTGATTCATATTGTTTTTTTATTTGATTGCATTGTTCTTCGCTTAACCAACGTTCAATTGCATGATAACCCAAAGTCCCCAAATGAAATTGTGTTTCGCAGCTAAATTTATTTGCTATTTCAACTGGTGCAATATTTAATTTTAAAACATTACATCCCCACGCAAAATAAATATCTTCGTTCATATCATTTTCAGGGTTGCAAGTATCTAAAATTTTAAGCATTGCTGATTTATGTCTAAATGATAAACCGCCATTACCAACAAAAGGATGAAAGTTCCAAGTTGCCCCAACATAATCCCACTCATAAAATTCCTCAATTCCTTCTCTTAATAGTCTGCTATCTTCTTGAAATATCAATATATTTTCCTCTTCAATTTTATTCCAAAAATCCTTACTCTTTAACAGCTTATTATAGCATTGAATTGTATTAACCTGAACTACATGAAACTTACAATTAAGCATTTCTTGTAAATGCCTATTATCTTCCGAGCTAAAAATATAAAGCTTTGTATAATTCGGTAAATAATAAAGATGTTCTGTAATAACTTGGTACAAACTTAATCTTCTTGTATCTACTATAACAGCTGCTAATTCATGCATAATTGTAATGTGTATATTTTACATTTAAAAACCTCAAAAATCCCATCGTAAAAATGATAAACTATCATATCAATAATTTATTAAAGTTTGGGTGTGAGTGCATAAAGTTAGGCAATTTATTTTTATCATACTTAATAGCATTCCAAAGATTTAAAGAAACTGGATGTAAATCGCCAAAGTTATTTTCAGGAGTCCATTTATCATATATTTCAGTTAAATAATTTTCTCTTATTTCGTTACTATGCCAAAAACATGAATACTTATATGCTATTAATTCTCTACTTTGCGCAGTACTAAAATGATATACAGTTAAAGGACATTCTGTGTTTCTATCTGAATTATTTCTTTTTAAATTTTCAATTCGAAAAGGTCTAAAATAATCTAAACAAATCCAATTAAACGAACGCCAAAAATTCAAATAACCTTTTATACCATAAAATCTTTCTTTATTAGTATACGCATACTTTAAAGCTATTTCTATTTCAGTTGGTTCAAATACTTCGTCAGCATCTATGCTAATAATTAAATCAAATCCTTGTGAGTATTTTTTAGCAACATTTCTGTGTTGAAATTCAGCTCCGTAAAATTCGGCTTCATCCCAAATTAATTTATCCCCTAAAACATCTTCACAAATTTTTCTTATATCTTCCGCTTTGTCAGGACATTCTAAAATAGTTTTAAAACCATGAGAAGGCTTATGAGTATAACTAATAACCATTCCATCAACATGATCTTTAATTGATAATAAACTTTCTTTTAAATATTCTATTCCATAATGAATAGGCATAAATCCCAGTACTTTCATTGTGCTAATTTTATTATGTTTTCTACTTGATGCTTAAATGTATTTCTATTTAAAACTAAATGTCTTCCATTTTCAGCAATTTGTTTTCTTTCTTCTTCGTTTTCTAAATAATAATCTATTTTGTTTTTTAAATCTTCTATGCTTTCAAAATAAACTAAATGTTTGTAATTCTCATAATCCGCTTCCATTTCAGTATGCTTATATGAAAGGCAAAAAGTTCCGCTACCTAATATCCTTAAAAGCCTGTCTGAATTATACCTTGCCACGTTAAAATGACTGCAATTAATAGCTATTTTGCAACCTCTGTAATATTGAGCTTCCACACTTTGTGAATGATTTAAATTACCATTTCCGTTATGCCACCCTCTACCATATAATCCAAATTTATTATAATATTTTGTTTTCAATTCATTTGCTATATGAATTCTAAAACTACTCATTGGAAAAAAATTAGCACCATTATTATTAGCCATGAATAAAATATCTTCACTTGGGTAGCTTGTACCTTCATTTGTGTAAATAGTTTCATCAAATCCAATTTCTAAATATTCACTTTTATAACCAAGTCTTTGCATTTCTCTTACATCTTCCATATTACTAAATGAAGTCAAAGAAACAAATGGAGCGCATACTAACATCCAACTTGGAACTGTTAATCTTTTATCTCCATTCCAATTAATTACAAACGCGCCATTTGATTTCATGTAATCCATTGTTTGATTATCAACAATATTAGGTGTTTGTATTTGCATGAATACTACATCTGGTTTGCATTTATTAAATAAATGAATTATATTACCATTTAAATTTTTATGACCTGTTGATATTTCAAAGTAATTTTCTGCTCCTAAAACTTGTTTAAATGCTTTTTGAAAACCGTTTTCTATTTCAGAAACACAAAGTCCAATATGTAGTAATTTCATGGATGAGGATTTATATAATAATATGGAGGTGATATAATTTGACTACCATCATAAGTTCTTACTTGACTATTATGCAAATGTATTGCGTGAATTGTTTTTGAAGGATTTAAAAGATTATATCCTGAAACACTAATTTCGTGTGCAATTCTATTATCGCAACCAGGAATACCTAAAAAGAAATCACAATTATTTACTTTTGCTGCTCCATTAAATACCCATGCATCCTGACTATCTTTCCTATCAAATAAAACAGCAAGTCCATTTTCTTTATAATCCCAGCGACTTAAAGCATAGCAGTCATTCTCACCCATAAAACGAGCAAATAAAATTGTTTCATCAAAATATATGTCCGAGTTTGCTATTACATTAATGCAGTCGGGATAATCATTTGTTAATTCAAATATCTGTTTATAAGTTAATCTATCTGTTAAGCTGAAAACTTTATTAAAGTGTTTTAATTTGTGGTTTAATTTAGAACACGCATTAATTTCTTTTTGTCTTTCTTCATTGCCACATTGATAGTATTGAACAAATAAATTAATCGGTTTAAATTCATACTCACCGTTAACCGCTTTTACAAAATACTTTTGTGCTTCAATCTTAATGTTATTTTCTTTAACCCAGTTTGTAAGTAACATCACTCCTTCAGTTACGCATGAAGAACAGTTAACATTTACAGTATGGTTGCAAAGTGTTTTGCATAATTCAAAAAGGTCTCTAATCATTCCTTTTGGATTGCTCAAAACATTTTGAACTCTATTTATTAATTCACTATTCATTTAATAATCCTAATTCTCTTAATTTTTTTCTGCTCCAATTTAAACCAGCTTTGCCACCCCAAAGTAAATATGAAATTGTCCCACAAGCTTCAGTATTGCTTTCATCATAATAAACTTCAGCACGACTTAAATAAGAATACATGCGCTGTATCACGTCAATACTTATCTTTGCTTTTTGGCTGAGTTGCTGCGCTCTTATTTTTCCTATATTCGTGGCGCACTTATTATTTACTTTGTCATTTAATTCAATCCCTCTTTTTGCATTATTAGAAACACTATCGGGATAATCGTTATAACTTTCAGCATTTAAATAATTAGTAAAATAAATACCTACATTTTCTATTTGTTTAATTACATCATGATTATTATCATAATGTTTAGATATGCCAAGTTCTTTTATTTTTTCAATCTTTGCTTTATTACTTCCAGTTGCGTAAACTCGTGAAAGAGGAATATTTAATTGCCTTGCAACTTTTAATAAACCAGACCTGTTTTGTCTTGCAGAAATTATGTAAATATCACCTTCGGTAACTTTAGCAAGTTCCTTTCCTTTTGCAGTTGATAATACCCCATCAAAATCAAATGAAGTTTTAATTGCTCCATACATATCTAATTTAGATTGACAAACAGCATATCTTTGCTCATTTTCCGGAAATTCCCCTATCATTTGAGAATCACCCATGCAACGCTGTAAAAACTCTTCGTTTGTTTCTCTCGGTCTTGGTCTTGGCATTTTATTTTGTTTTTTCAAAGTTAAAAAAAAAGCCCCACAAATGTGAGGCTCTTTAAAATTTTACTTATTAATTAGCATAAAGCATCTAAGTAAGCTTGGTTAGTTGATAAACTTGCAGCTGCATTTACTCTAAAAATATTAGGAGTTTTTGTTTGCTCTCCGCTTAATGTTAAAGTGTAAGCAGTTGAGTCGTTTAAAAGAACTCCTGAACCACCTTCACCAGCACTTGCGTTTAATCCTTTTTCTAATCCTAAGATGTAAATTTTCCCATCGTTGCCTTCCATGAAAACAACTAAGTCATCAGCGTTTGCTAATTGATTAAGTGTTTCAAGTTCTGAAGGAGTTGAATAATATAACATCATCATTGCAGTATGGTTAAACGTATTAATGTTTTCACCAGCTGTTAAAGGAAATGAGAAAGAATTTTTATCACGCTTTCCTGTAAATGTATAAAGTTTTGTTGGTAAGCTGCCAAAGGTAGCCATTGAAATAGTATTTACATAACCATTTGAATCAGTTGTGTAAGTAATATTTCCTTTTAAGCCAATCCAAACACGCTTGTTAACACCACCTACTTTGTTAAGTGCGTCACAAGATGGATTAATTCCGCTTATTAAGTCATTACAATTTGTTGCCATTTTATTATTATTTAAATTGTTAAGGGAGTATTTCTACTCCCGTTAAATTAGAATCCTGCAAATACGTTTAACTCACCAAATGCATAGTTATAACCAGCCTTATATCTCAAACGAGTATAGTTAGTATCGTCTGTTTGGTCATACCACATTTGAACTTGTGAAGTTGCTGTTAAAGTATCAGTTGCTAAGTAATGATTATCAGCTTTAGTTAAGATAGCACGGTATGGAGTTGCAATTGCAGCTGGTGAACCAGTCGCAAAATCAGTTGCTAAATACTTATCTAAAACACCTAAAGATACCATTGGAATACCTCTATAAGTTACACCTGATAAACCGTTAACTAATGCGTTTCTTTGCTCAACAATACCATATGCGGTTGATGAAAGATATTTAACCCATGCTTTGTAAATGTTATCAGTTACTAATAATACTTTTTGAGAATCTTCAATAAACTTCAATTCGTAAGGTTGTACTTCATAAAGTTTAGAATCTAAAGTATTTACAATGTTTGAAGTATTAATATCTGCTGCTGCAATAGTACCACCATAAACAGTTCCATCACCAGCTAAATAACCAGCTTTGATTTTTTTGAAGATACCATCAAATTGTGTATAGTCTGAATTTGACAAAGTAGTATCACCTAAGAACATTACACGGAATAAATCACGAGCTGCTGCTTCAGCTACTCTTTCTAAGATGTAAGCTTCAATTTCAGTACCTGTTAAGTCATTAATATCAGCTCCTTTTTTACGAGCAACTTCTGCAATTGTAGCTTCAAATACATCTGCACATTGTTTTAATTGTGCTTGCATGTTAACTACATTTAAAGTAAATGAAGAAATTGCAACACCTGTTCCTGTTTCGGTATTGTTACAAGTTGTAAATTTCTTTGTTACTTTATCCAAATAATTGTCTTTGTACATAATCTTATTAGATTGTACATCTTCAACTAATTGAAATCCTAACTGGTCTACTCTTGCGTAACCAGCTAATTTTTTCATTACTAATTCTCTGAATTCTGATTGTTTACCTGTATAAGTTGTAAACGAAGTAATTGCTGCCATTTTGTTTAATTTTTAATTTTTAGTTTTTAGATTTGATTTTATTTAACGCCCATGAGCCAAAGGTTGAATCATTTGCATTTTCTTTTACAAAAGTTTGTTCACTTGCTTGGAATTCTTTGCCCTTTCCAATTACTACTTTTTTAAGTGTTTCAAACTCCGCTTTAAAATTATTGAATGTGTTTTCTGTTTGTTCTTTTTCAGCTTTAATAGAAGTTAATTGCTCATTTAAAGAATTGTTAATGTTTGTTAACTCTTCAATTTTAGCGTTTAACTCTTCAACTGAAATTTCATTTACTTTTTTCTTTTCTTCTTCAGTCATTTTAGCTTCAGCATCCATTACTTCAGCTACAACACCGCCTGAAATTTTAATTACTCTTCCGTTTGCATCTGTATAGTCTCCGTCTGCTGCTGGTGTTTCGTTACCGTCCGCATCAACTATAAAAGCTGGTTTTCCTGTTAGGTCTTCTGTTTCGCTTTCAACATATAAAAGCACTTCATTACCTTCAGCATCTTTAACAGGCATTTCCATATTTAAAGTAACCCCGTTAATCATAGCTGCTAACTTCGTGAATCCTCTTTTAATCCACGAAAGATTGTTTTCTTGTTTATTCATTGTTTGTTTTTTTGTTTGGTTATTTTCCCCAACGTAAGCCACTAACTTGTAAGGAGTGTAGTTTACACTTGAAGTAATTATCTCATGAGCAAAACCTAACTCAATAGCTTGTGTGCTTGTTAAGTCAGTAGCCTTTTGCATTAATGGTTGTAATTGCTCAACTGAATTTCCTGTTTGATTAACATAGAAATCTAAAATCTTTTTTTGTTCAGCTTGTAAGTTTTCACCTAACTGAATTAAGTCATCCGCTTCCATTGGAGTTGGTGAGTCAGGTTGCCAGTAAGGATTGTGAATAAAGAAACGTGAGTTCTCATGTAGCTTTCTAACATCCCCTGCCATGTAAATAACAGTTGCTATTGAACCAACTATTCCTTCACCTATTGTTGTAATTCTTTTTCCGCTTGTTCTTAATTTGTCATAAATAGCCCATCCCTCAACTACCGAACCTCCACCACTATTAATCGAAACATGAATATCAGTTACATCTGTTTCAAGTGAATCTAAAAACTTTTTTAATTGACTTAAATTAAATGTTTCAGCCCCACCAAAAAGAGAAACTAAATCGCTCCCTCCAATGTAACCTTCTATATTTAGTTTTGCAACTTTCATATTATTAAAACAAATTTATTCAAAGTAAATTCTTAATTTTGGTTTATTATTATTAGTTAATATAAAATGTCTAAAAAACCACGCAATTTCAAAGTATATCAAGTTTGTTTAGGTTCGACAACAATGCATAAATTAGAATGTGATTTAAGGGATAACGAAGAACGCGCATCAACAAAAATTCGTGATATTCTTAAAGATTATTATAAAGACAAAGAGCCCTTCGGATGGAAGGACTATTTGAAAAAATTAAAGTGAACTAACCTGAACAGCTCTTTCAACGCTTGTTTGTGTTTTATTTATATCAGTTACTCTTACAACTGGTTGCGGCATTGATAACATCATTCTTTCCATCATTGCTTGATTGCTTAACTGCATATTTGCTGAACTACTTGCAGACCTTCCTGTAAATCCACCGTCAAACATTCCGCCTATATGTGGCATTGGATTGCTCATGCCTAATCTCATTCCTTCTAATTGTGAAGCTAACATTGAACCCTTTTGCGTATTTAAAACTCGTGATGGAATAACGTATTCATCTTTATGGTAAGTATAGCTTTTAGTTCCTAAATTAGTTGATTGCTCATGAGGATTTCCTTCGCCAGTATAACCGCCTTCTTCAAATGAATTTAAAAGCTGTTTAGCCTGTACCATGTTTGAGGTAATCGTAACTAATCCTGTTGCTAATTTTGCGTAAGCTGCTAATCCACCAGTTAGTATATTGTCTGGTGAACTTACCGAAAATGAAGTAGCTGTTAAATTAGAAATTGCAGTTGCTGTATTTGCACCGATATTAATTAATGCAGACATTTTAGCAAATGCCGCTTGTTGTTCTTGGTCTTTAGCAAGTAAAGCACCTAAGTTTAAAATAACTTGTGCAGTATCGGTAACTAATTTAATTTCAGCTGTTCTTATTGCTGCTTTTTCAGCTTCCTTTTGTCTTAATAACTCAACTTCTTGATTTGCGTATTTAGCAACTATTTCTTGGTATTTTAAAGAGTTTTCTTCTAATCCATAAAGCTCTTGCTCCCTTTGTAAATTAAGTAATTCTTGCTTGGCCTCAAACTGAGTTTCTAAAGTAGTCATGGCATCGGAAAAATTAACCTCATTCCATGCCTGTTCTTCCTCTATAATTATGTTTTGTTGTGTTTGCCTTGCTTCAATATCTTTTTGGAAGGCTTCGTCTTGTAATTGTTTTTCATATGCTAATTGATTTTTTTGTAGTTCAATCATTTTAGCATCAAATTCAACCTGAGCTGCATAAATTTGCTCATATGTTGAATTCCTATCCTGTAATACAATTTTAAGTTGATATTCAGCCAATTCTTTTTCTTCATTAAAAGATTGCTGATTTAAATTTTTTCTTTCCTGTATAGCAGATGTTAAAAAAGATATTTCTTCTTGTTGATTTCTTTTAATTCCTTCTTGAAGCTCTTTTTGTATTTTTAATAATTCATCTTTTTCCTTTTTTGCATTTTCTTCTCTTTGTTTTCTTGCCTTTTCAGCATTTTCTATTCTTTCTTTTTCAGCTATATTTTTTATTATAGTAATTTCATTTTCAGCACTTATAGATTCTTTTTGTAATGCAATATAATTTTCTTGAATTTTGCTAAGTTCCTCTTGCCTTTTAACAGCATCATCTTTATATTTTTCTAATGTTTTCTTTTTTTCCTCATCTAATAAACTTAACCTTAAATCTGCACTTTTTTTAATTTCATTTTGTTTTTGAATTTCAATATCAGTTGTTGATTTGCCTTCTGATTTAAGTAATTTTATTTTTTCATCAAAACCAAACTTTATGATATCTATACTTCTTTCTTCATTCTTAATTAATTTATTTTGATTTTCAATAAATGTATCGTATAATTTTTGAGCTTCTACATTTGTTAAACCTAAATAATCACTAAACTCAATTAAATCATCACTCAATCCTTTAAATCCTTCTCCTATTACTTTTAAAGTTTCTCCTAAAAACCCACCTGATTGAACTAATGTGTCAAAGTTTTCATAAATTAATTTAATGCCTTCAATAACAATTAATAATGGTATAGCCTTCATTGAGTTACTTATACCATCTAAACTTGTTTTAAATTTATCAAAATCTAAATTTCCTATTGATTCTCTTAAAAGACCCATTGAAGAGGTTAATTGCTCAACACCACTTCCCTTAAAAGTTGAGGTCGCATCTTTTACATCATCTAATTTATCCTTTAATTCAGCTAACTTTTGAGCCGCTCCCTCTTCTCCTCTAATAACAGCGTTTGTATATTCTTTTATTTGCTGTTTTAATTCTTGAATTGTATTTGCTTCTTCAATACCTCCTTGTATTCTTTTTTGAAGTAATGAAGGTATTTTTTCTTCAATAGCAATTCTTTGATTTTCTAAACGTATTCTTTCTTTTAAGGCTTCGTCAAATTCTTTTGAACCTTCAACAGCAGCATCTAATGCCGCTTTATTTTCTTTTATTTGTTGCTTTAATTTACCATAGCTACCTTCAGCAAACTTTGCAGCACTATTAACTCCACCTAATGCGTTTGTATTGGCTTTTAAAGCATCATTTTGTTGTTTAAGTATTGCAGTAACCTCTTTTGCTCCTTGTTGAGCTTTAAGGTATTCTTTGCTTCCAACTTCAGCATCTTTATAAATAGATTTAAGCTTCTTTAATTCCTCTTCTAATCTTTTTATATTAGTTATTGTTTCTCCTAAGTCTGTTTTAAATAAAACTACTTCTGCCATTTTAATTTAATTTAATAAGTTCTACACTTGTACTATCATTGGAAGTATAGTCAAATTGACTAATCTTTGATAAAAAGAAATAAGAATTAAATTCATCTATGTAAATAGGATAAAAATAATTCAAGTTTATTATATCTAATATGTTAAGCCTTATTTCACACTTAACTATTTTAAGACTTTGTAATATGTTAATTAAGTCAAGTGAATATTCTAATAAGTTTGATTGAAATCCAGCCGAGTAATTCATTGAGTTATCAATAAACCAAGTTAACGGTATATTATTAGATACTATTGTATTTGTTGTACCATCAGTATAAGTAACAGAAAAATCTTTTTTCTCTACATAACCAGTTCTGGCAGTAACTCCATTTTTAAAACTTTTACTATCTGTTAAAGAAACGCCATCATGCAAATCAATATACATTACTCTTTTTCCATTTAATCTTTCAACATTTGTACTTGCTGCAAAAGGACTTTCATAAATTTTTTTTTCTAAATTTAAATTTTGATTATTAATTGTGATAATCCCGTTTGTGCCTTCAGGCTCTGTCAAAACAAATTTATCTTCTTTATGATTTAAAAGATTTCTTTGAGCGTAACTATCAATTTTAAACTCTAAATTATAATCTTTTGTTTCATCTAATTTATTGCTCCAGTCAAGTGCGTTTTGTATATTAGATTTAATTTCAGAGAATTCAAATAAAGTAACTTTTTTATTGTCTTCATCTACAATTGGAATAACTCCGTATCGAATACAAGTATCTTTAAAAAAATCACTTTGTTTTATATCTGATAAACAATTTTCACATGAAACAATGCCATTAAAAGCTAATCCAGTTGATAATTGAAAAGATGTATTTGAATTATTTAATATATTTAATTGTTTAATTGAAATTAAATCGGAACCTAAAAAGTTTATATCACTATCTCCATAAAAACTTGATTCTTGATAATAACCAATTCTAATTAAATCGCCTTTATTACATAAAACATTAATTGTTTGATTAAAACTTGTTGAATATGATATATTATTTATTCCTGTATTATTTGCAATAATTGAAGAATTTACATAATCATATTTATATTCTATAATTTGTTTTATTGGAACATTATTTACAAATACATAAAAATTATATTTATCTGTTAATTTATGTTTTGGAACAGCTGATAAACCATTATTATAATTATTTCTCCATTGCATTTTATGTATAAATGACAAATCAAAATCAACATTAATATTAAATGTTCCCGTAACATTTGCTATGAAAAAATTATTTGTATATAAATTTACATTACCTGATACATAATTATTAAAACTTAAATATTTAATTGGATATCCAATTGTAAAAGCTATACCATAAGTTTCAGGAAATCCAGCCCTTCCTACTGCATAAACGCTATTATTACTTTGTAATCCAACATAAGTATTTGCATCTATTGTTTCTTGAGTATTGCTAAGATTATTTTTAGCAGTTGGTATTATATCATTATTATAAGCTTCAAGAGAATTTTCAATATTATTTATTAATGTATAACCAGCATCCTCAACAATAGCTTTAATTAAAGTCTTTCTATAAAAAGAAGGCAATAATAAACGAGCATCAATTGTAGTTGTTGATGTTGGCATTCCATTATAATCAATTAAAGCAAATATTAGACCTTCATTTGTATTTCTTTTAGAAATTACATTTGATAAATTCCAAATTGTTTTTAAACTTGGTGTATTATCAGTGTCTATTTGGTTAATTGATTTGTTCTTTATTATTTCATAAAAACCAGCATTGCCAGTAAAGAACCTTAAACTAATATCCTCATCTATATTTTCAATGCTTATAAATCCTTTCTTGAATATAAAGCCATCAATAAGAATTTCACAATTTAAACGAGAATACGGAATTAAGCTATCTGAATTCAAAAAGTCAGCATAGCCTAAATTCTGTAAATTTTTATTTGTCTTCGGAACTTTAAATGTGTTTGAGTATTCGCTTTCTCGCTTTGTAATATCTTCAATGTTAATTAAAGAAAATGACTGCACGATTTTTTCAGTATCGTATAAGTCAAGTAATTGGTCTTGTATTTTAATTTCAAGAATTGCCACATTTATTGTCTTTGTATGTTTAATTGTTCAGCATAGTTGAAAGTGATTGAAATATCGTACATATTTTCTTTTGTATTGTATTTATCAAAACTTTCAACATCTAAAATTATAGGAATAAAAACTTCATTAATAAATACCCATGCTTGTATTGAATATCTTAAAGTATCTAAAAAGTCTATTTGATTTAAGCTTAATCCTGTTGCATAAACTGTTACAGCGTTATAAACTTTATTTATTTCTGAATATCTTTTAATATCCTTTGTAATATAAGTTTTTTTATCGCCTATGTTTACTTTAAAATCCCTTCTTTGAGTAAAAATAAAGTTACCTCTGCCACCTTGCCTGTTTAACCAAACTATATTTATATTTTCATCCGAACAGCAATTGTCTACTTCTTCAAATAAGCTTTCCACTACTTGAAGAGTAATTGTTGCGGAACCTTTAAATTCATTTCTTAAATAAACATTGCCATAGTAATAATAAGTATTTACAGAAGGTGCAGTTATATCCCATGTTTGAGTTCTGCTATTAATTGTATTGTTAGTAATCCATGCTGGCAAAGTTGAACTTATAATTATTTCTTCGCCATTTGGATAAAGACCATCCGTACCAAAACTTTTATTTGTAGCTACATTTTTTTCAACCCTTATAACACGATCATAAGTATTATATTGAATGCCTTGTGGAACTTTTGGTTGAGGCGGTATTGCTGCATTTACAGTTAAAATTAATTTACCAGTCCCTTGACTTAAAGGAAATACATTTGGAATATTTACTTTTGAAAATACTTTAAAATAAAAAGTATATGTTCCTTGTGTTTGTGGAGTTATTTGTAATTCTTTTAAATAATCAGTTCCATCAATTAAATAAGGAGTGAAAGAACTATTACCACTCATAATCGTATACGGAAAACCTAAATTATTTACGTTTTCAGATTCGCTTATTTCAGCCCAGCTTGGTAAATTTTGATATGTTTGTGTTAAGCCAATAATACCAGCAACCCAATTACTTACATAATCTGAAAATATATTTTGAAAAGATATATTTATTTCTTCTCCAACTGTTCCTGTTATATTATAAATATAACTCATGAATATATATGAATTTCAATAGAAGGTCTGTAAAAATTATCATCATCACCTAAAACGCCATCTGATAATACTCCACTATCATATGTATTAATTGTAATTTTTTCAAATTCTGCATCATAATAAGTTACAATAACATAATCAGTTCCTTTTTTATCAAAGTTAGAAGATAAAACAATTACTTTTTCTGCATTCCAGTCTTGTTGTTGGGTATTTGTCATTTCGTAAACACCAGCACTTACTCTACTCCACGTCGGATTAAATCCCAATGTATTTTGTGCAACTGTCATTACAGGTGCGTTTGTAGATGTTTGATACATTTTAGCTGCATAAATTTTATAAGATGGTAATGTTTGCCATGTTTTATCCCCTCTCCAATATTGTGAAGTAGTCCCAGCGGTAATTAAATCTTCATAACTATCAGTTATATCATTTACAACTGTTCTTACATCTGATGCTGAAATATCGCCTGTTGTATTGTCCGCCAATAAACTTGCTATTTCTGCTAATATCTGCGCTTTTGTTTTTTGTGCCATAATTAATTAATATCAAATCCTTGTGAGAATTGGTTAGTTTGAAATGCATTGTTAAATCCTACGCTTGTTTGAGTGAATCCGTTATAGATATTTAGTTTAGGAAAACCCCCGTCAAATACAGTTAAAAAAGTATTGCCACATCCAAATAATAAAGGTTCATCTATATTTGTTAAAGGTAAAGCACCACTTACATATTTAGCGTTTAATTCACTTGTTGGAATACTTGAATTTAATACTAAGAAATAAACTGTTTCTTCACCGTCCCAACTTAAACGAACAGCATTAAAAATACTAAAATCATAATCTTGGTAAATGTTTGGGGCTTGTATTTCAAATATCTTTTGAACTAAGCCTTTAATATTTATTTCTATTTGTATGTTTTGATTGAACGAATATGTGAAGTTAGTTACTAAGGTATAAGGCAATGCGTCAGGAAATGATTCATCACTTTGAAAACCTTTGTAAAGTGTGAATTGAGGTAGTCTTAAACTCTTAATGTAAACCGTACCAGATAATGCGGTTGAGTAATCAAAGTCAATTACTACAGTACTACTTGTTGAACTTAAAACGCGATGTATTCCTGTATAGCTTCCACTATCAATAAATACGTATTCGTTTTTTACGGGATTAATATCCCAAGTATTTGAAATTGTTATTTGTGCATAACCAGTTCCAACGCTTGAAACTATTTGCTCTGAAATACTACTAATTAAATAAGACTTAAAATCAAATACAAAAGTAATATCGGAATAAGCTGAATTCCAAAGTTGCGCTGGTTGTTGTGATAATGTTACGTTAGTTGCCAATGTCTTTTAAAAATTCAGATTTAATATCCAATTCTAATTGTTTTGTAAATTTAGAATTATACTCGTTAATCATTTGACTTGTTATTATATTTTCAAGTAAGCCTGAATTTTTATTTCCACTAAATAAATAAAGTGAATTTCCTTCCCTATGTATTTTTCGACTAATTAAAAATGCCAAAGTATCTTTGTCAATTGTACTTTGAATTCCTTTGTCGCTAATCCACTTTTTTATTTTGTCTTTTAAAGTTCCGCTTCCTGAATTTGTTGTAGGCTTTCTTCCGTAAATAGAAAAATAAATATAGTCTTCAGCGTAAATAATTAATTCAGTTTCGGTTAACTCAAATCGAACGCTATTTGCTAATTTTCCACTCGCAGAAACTGGGCTTTGAAATGTGCTTTCCTTTCTTGTGCCATTCTCATATCTTACCGACTTTCGTGTTAATGGCTTTGTTTTTAAAACGTGTTTTATTTCAGCTACTACCTTTGCTGCAAATTGTTCAATAATAAGTTGTTGACTTAAAGTTAGCATTGTTTAGGTTCAATAAATTGGAAAGTTAATAATACACCAGTCATTACATTCTTAATTCTAAAAACGGGTTGTAAGTTATAATTTCCGTTTAATGAATAAGTATAGTTATTACAGAAATAGTCAAGCCAGTCAATAGCAACGTTTTCCATTTCAGCAACTTTTTGCTCCATTGATTCGCTGCTCTCTTCGTTTATTTCTTCATCACTTGAAGAGTCAGGTTCATCTTGTGTTAAAAAACCAATTGTAATATTATCTGTTAAAAAACAGTCTGTTAAGTTTCCTGTTTTTTGTATTGGTTCTAAATAAACAAATGTACCTATGTTTAATTCTTTTGCAGATTCCAATGCAGTATCAGAATTTCTGCCATAAACAAATAATGAATTTTGAATGCTATCTTGTACGCTTTCTCTTATTGCTTGTATAATTGTCATAGTTTGTTTAAGATATTTTTAACTTCATTCCAATAAGTCTCGTTTTCCGTTTCTTTTAGTATTTCTTCCACGGCTAAAATACTACATTTAACAGCCTCTTCTTTGCTTCTTATTATAGTATTAATATAAAACTTACCAATTAAATAAAAAGCACATTCTATTTCACTCATTTTTGTTTTAATAATTCTCTTTCGTATTCTGATTTTAATTTATCATAAAGCATTAAATGGTAAACTACCCTTGTTGATTGTTTTAAAACTTCTTCAATTGTAGAACCCAACGCACCTTTACGGGCTAACTCAACGTAAGTACCGAAGCTTCCGAATCTGTCGAGTCTTTCAATTCCTGCAATAAGTTGTTTTTCATCCCGACTGCTTTCATTAAGTTCTGAATATTGCTTGTAGAAGTCATCCATTGCTTTAAAAAAAAACCTACAGTTCCAATTACCTCACTAAATGGTTCGTTGCTTATATCGTCCCCAGTTAAGTGTTTAATTATTTCAGGTGCCAAATCTAAAAAACTTTTATCTGAATTTTGACTAATTATGTTTCTTACTTTTTCGGTATCTCCATAACTTTTTGAACCATAGTCAAACTCTTTATATTTGTCTTTTGGCTCGTTTGATTCCATTATTGAAACATCACTAATAAATTGAACGCAATTATAAAGAATAGCAACTGACTTGTTTTGAAGGCTGTTAAGCTCTTCAATTTCAATGCCTATCAATTTACACAAAGCTAAGTCAGGTTCTTTTATTTTAATTATTTCAACTGCTTTTATGTAAGGCACATCCGCCCAGCTTGTTGGAATATCGTATTCCCTTTCTTTAATGTTTGCTTTTATCATTTAGTAATTGTTTCGCGATCCAAAGTTAGTAATTTTCGGTTTCATAAATGTTATTTGTGGAGCTTTCCAAGTATGGATGCAATATCTTAATGCGTCAACAATATGATCATTCATCTTAATTGGCTCTTCAAGTAATTTTTCGTTTCGGTCTTTTTTCCATGAATAAGAACGTAACTCCTTAATTAAGTCAACGCTACCTTCATGAATGTAAAGTTCCTTTGATTTAACCGAGTCAATTCCTTTTTTAACATCCTTTACAGCGTCTTTAATATTGAAACCAGCTAAATATATCTCTCGTATGCTTTCAGGTCTTGAATAGTCTGCAAATATCTCGGCGGTGCGGTTAATGTTTAATTGTTTAAGTCTTTCAATTAATTGTTGATTAGTCATGTGGCTTTCATAAATCAATTGTTCAGCATAAAATTTACCGTCATGTTCGGTAACCTTTACTAATGCAGTCGGGTGATTATATCCAAAGTCAAGCCCGTAGGCTACATTTCCTTCAGGAATATGCTTTGTTTGCTTCCAATGTGTAAAAATTAAACTTTCAGCAAATCCAAGTTCACCTTCACCAAATACTCGCCACCAGTTTGGATCGGTTAATCTTCGACTTTCAATTGACTTAACTATGTTATTATCTAAGTAAGGATTGTCTCGATAGGTTGATTTAATAAATGTGTGTTCAACTTCATTTCTTAAAAGGTTTTCATGAACCCAAAATTCATGACTTGGATTGTAATCTAAATAAATTTGGTTCTTTGTTCTAACTTCTAATTGGTTATAAGTTTCAAAACTTACATTGTTGCACTCATTGATAAATAAATAGTCCCTTCTTGCTCCTCTTACTTTGTCTCCGCTATCCGCACTAAAAAATTCAATTATTGAATTTCCTACTGTATAGATGTTATTTGTTTTATCGTGATATTTTTCAGAATATAATTTATCATTAATTAATATTTTAAAGAAATCCCTCATTGCACCTCTTTTTAAATGAGGGAGCGTTTCACTAACAATTGAAATGTGAGTGCCTTGTTTCTTATAAGCTATTAAATAAAGTAACTGGAGCATTGAATAAGTCTTTGATGAACTTGTACCGCCTTGACTTATAACATACCTTGTATTGGCTGCTAATAGCTTACTAAAAACATTTGTTGTGTTCAAAGTTTATTTATTATATCTATGTCAGTTGGATTAATTACATTGATGCTTAGAGTCCCTTCGACTTTACTTTCAACTTTGCTTTCACTTCTTGCTAATTTTGGCTTAAAGTATTCAAGTAGTGTTGTATAGTATTTTATGAAGTCTTCAGGCTCACAGCTTCCTAAAATTAATTTAACCCTTTCTGCTCCGCTTTCAGTTATAAACTCACCTAAGTTTTCCCATGCTTTAGTTTTTTCACTAACAGCTCCTTTAGGTTTAAATCCTTTATGTCCTTTTTTAAATTCGTGTTTCATATTATTTCAATAAACTTCAATAAGTTATTGACTTAACAACAAAGATATAATTAAAAAGATAGCAAAGCAAATTAATTGATAATCACTTTTTTTCATATGCACATTCAGAACATCCATAACCATTACAGCAAGTTGTTTCATATTTTGTTTCAGATAAAAAGTAAGGTTCTAATATATTATAATTATTTATAATTTCGTTTAATGGATTATAATCCAAATCAATCCATTCAGTATTATAGTTTGTTTCATCATTCCATATTCTATTTTCTCGATACTCAAACAATAATTGGTCTTCAAAATTACCATTAAATACAATAATATCTTTTATATTTTGATTGTGTAATTGATATATTCTGTATCTTTTTTCCCAGTTGTATGTTTTACCAAATTTAATTTTAAATCTTCCTCTATAATCTTCATCACAAACTATAACATATGTCATTATATTATCCATACTTTTATTTTTCATTGTTAATTTTTTCATTATTCTGTAAAGCTTTTAAATACTTTTGATACTGATTCCAATCGAATGTTCCACGGATTGAATTTACATCTAATTTTTTTACCCACCATTCTGTTTTAGAAATTAGTGAAAGATTTGTTTGATTGTTTGTTTTCATGTTTATTTGTTTTTATTTAATTTTTAAATAAGTCGCTACTTTATAGCGAAAAGAAGTAAGTTATGGGCAATGCCAGCGGACACCCTAAAACATTCGGAGCTGGCTGACAAAATCTATAAAACGCTTTTCTTGCTTCTCATAATATTCTGTATCAATTTCAAATCCAGTGTAGTTTAACCCTGCCTTATGGGCTGCAATCCTACTACTTCCGCTCCCAACGTGAGTATCTAAAATACTTTGCCCTTCCGTTGCATATTTGTAAAAAATCCAATCATACAGCTTTATCGGTTTTTGGGTCGGGTGAAATTTATTTGCCTTATCTAAATAAGCTGAATGCCTAAACATTTTTGGGGCTTTATCAAATGAAGTCCATGCCATTTCACAATCGGCAAATGATAATCCTTCGGGTATTTCTTTATCCCAAATTATGTAGTTTTTGCACGGTGGAAGTTCAAAGTAATTACCGCCCCAAATGATTTGATTTTTTGAAACTCTAAATAATTGGGCAAAGTATTCAGGGCTTGGCGTTTCTTTATCCCAATCCTTAGGCTTCCATTTCCTGTTCTTTATTTTAGATGCTTTTTTGCTTTTACCTACTCCCATATTCATATTAGCCAAGTCAAGCCCATAAGGCGGGTCTACAACAGCCAAATCAAATTGATTATCAGAAAAGCGTTTTAAAGCCTCTACGCAATCTTCTAAATAAACTTCCGAGATAGGCACTGCACCTAACACGGGTTTGGCAAAATGCGGGGTTTCGTCTTTCAATTTATCTTCTGTACTTATCATAAACTTTTGTTTTTCAATTAAACTTTTGTGCTATTAAGCCCGCCTTCGCCAAGCCGTCAACCGTTATAAGCAATTGCTAAGAACCTGCTTCCAATTGACTTTTTCGCCACAATAAGGACAGTAAACAAACCTGCTTAAATATCCTCTTCTACCATCGACTATTTGACTTTTAGTTTGTGGTTCGCCATTTAATAAACCATACTTTTTGAAAGTCGGTTGAATATTTACAATACTTTCTACTTCATAATCAATAGTAGATTTGTTTACTTTTTCTCCGCTAAGAAAACCTACTAAGCAATCGCAGCTGCTTATAACATCGGTTTTGCAATAGTGGGGTTTTTGTGCTTTATTTGCCATTTGTGCTTCTATTTAAGTTTATTTGTGGGTTAAACATTTGTGCCTTGAAACCCCACCATCGCAAAGCCGTTTGCCGTTACCAGCAATGCTACTTGACTGCATATAAATCAAATGACGACAATGCCCTACCTGCTTTTAGTTTGCCATCTGAAAATAGCCGTAAAAGTTTTGACTTCTTCAAGCAATCAATACTCCAACCTTTAGGTGGTATTACAGTAGGTACATTTTGCTTCCATTCACCATATCCACCAATGCCATCTATGTGTATTACATCACTGCATCCGCTTAGTCTGCAAAATGGTTCGTTACCTTTTACGGCTACAAAGTCCATACACCAAAATCCGCTATCGTGTAAGTGTTTGGTTGGAAGTATTATCAAGCTGTCAAACTCTCCAATATCTTCGTTCCATTCCCTCGCAGGTAGGGCTTCAAGTTCCTTTTTAGTCCAGTACTCAAATGACCGCACTGCTGGTAACACGGGTTTTGCGTCAGCAGGGGTTTCGGTTGTTAATTCAGCTTTTTTCATTCTATTAAACTTTAGTTGTTATTTAGTCTTTTGTGCTTCTAAGCCCTGCCGAACGCAAAGCCCGATAACGTTAGCGGTCAGTGCTATCTGACTGCTCCAATTGACGCTTTTTATTATTTCTTTCATTAATCCATTTATCTATGTCGCCAAAGATGATTAATTGATTTAATTCATATCTATCAAGCGACCTTAACAAAGAAAGTATATTTGCATCATACAATCTTTTGTCTTGAAAATCCAAACGCTTACATAAAGCGTCAATTAATTGCTCTCCGTTTAAATTCATTTTCGTTTCATTTACCGCACCGAACCGCTAACAAGGCATATACGCTACCCCTGCGGATGGTACGCTGTTAAACTTTTGTTTTTCAATTACGGGGCAGCGTATATGCCCCAACCGTTAGGCACAATAGCACCCAACCGCACTGGTTAGTTTACTAAATATAGATACTTGTTCCATCCGCCATCTTTTTGGTCAACTTCCAAAGTAAAACTCATTCCCTTTATAAATTCCTTTTTCATTTTTGCTTCATCCTTTATTTTAGCCAATTCAAACGCTGGCAATTCACTTTCAAATTCAAATGAATCATACCATTTACCTGTATATTTGAAAAATTCTACTTTTACTTTTGTCATTGTTTTATGTTTTTAGTTAATAATTCCTTCGCTATGCTACTGATGCCTAACACGGGCTAAAACAACATTAAAACGATTGTTTAGCCCGAGAACCGTTAGGCACAATAGCACTCAACCGCACGGTTTATCCTCATTATAAAAAATTTCTACTTCTTTAATTCGCAGCTTTGTCGCACACTCAATACTAAACTTTCCTTTTTTCTTTTGAGCATCTTTTAATGTTTGTTCAATTAGCCAACATTTATCCTCTGGTATATTTAAGTCTACCATTCTGAAAAGCAAGTTTAGTTCTTTAGCTCTTTTCTTTGCAGCTTTTTGTTCATCCGTTTCAGGATGGTACTTTATTTCAATCTCTCGTAATTTTGCAGCAAATTCAAAGTTTCCAAGCGTAACGGCTGCGTTTTTTAATCGGATAAGTCCTCGTCTATCCTTTTTAGCTGCTTCAATTAATTCGTTAATCATTTTTTCCATTTGTATATTTATTTTTAGTTAATAATTCCTTCGCTGTGCTACTGATGCCTAACACGGGCTAAAAGTGCATTAAAACGACACTTTAGCCCGATGCCGTTATATTCATAACATCATATTCTTTTTAAATTATCAAATGTTTTACCTAAAACTATGGTTTCAAATCCGAATTTTAATAATTCCTCATGTCTAAATTTTTGCAATGGAGCAACTTTACCTTTTTCACTTTTAACCTCAACAAAAAATGCTTTACCATCTTTTAAACATATTAAATCAGGGATTCCGTTTTTATTTGTCTTAATTAATTTAATTACATAATAACCCAATGCTTCATATTCCTTAATTAATTTTGCTTGTATTTTTGATTCCAAAATCATTCATAAAAATTTTAGTTGTATAATCTTTTTTATTTAATACTGCCTTATAAATTTTATCTTCTATTCCATTTTCAGAAAATATCCAAAAAACATCATTACTTAAACGATTCATAGTTGTAAGTCGATCACGAGATTGCCAGTAAGAAACAGCACTAAAATCTATGTTATAATATACTAAGTATTCAGCATTTTTTAAACTAATACCTTCACGACCTGAAACAATTTGTAAAGCAATACATTTATCTGAATTATCAAATTCTAATAACTCAGTTGTAAGTAAATCTCCATAAATATATTTTAAAGCATTATATTCTTCTTTAAATTTGTAAAATAAGCCTATTTTTTGTCCAAAGAATTTTTTATAAATAAATTCAGCCTTTGAATAATCAATAACCTTAGAATTTCCACTTTCAAATTTAATTGTTCCTGAATATAACTGATGTAATTTAGTTAATAGTTTAGTTGGTGTATCTGCAAGTACTTCTTCTTCTTTGCCTTGTATTACTAAATCATTTTTTAATAAATCAATTACATTGTAAGTTGATTCCTTTAATTTAACTCTTAAAACATTTTCATTTACTTTACTTGTAAAACCCGCATTTTGTTGAGTAAATGTAATCATGTAATTTCCTATAACTTTATAGATTAAATCTTTATTGGCATCTGAATAATCAATGGATTCACCATAAGATACATAAAGAATTTTTTTATTTACATATTTATCTGCCCATCTATAAAAGTTTTTCTCAGGAAATGGTGAGTAATTACTTACCCAAAATTGATGATAAATTTGAGAATAACTTTCAGGATGTGGTGTTCCACTTAAAAATATCATTGGTAAATGACTGTAATTCTCTTTAATATATTTAGTTACTTTATTAGGTTTAGGAAAAGCACCATTTCTATGATGTTCATCACTAATTAATAAGTCAAAATTACCTTCTATTTTATGTATAGATTCATTATTGATAACTGTTAGTTTATAATCATAACCCATTGCTTTATAATCATTCTCAATGCTTGTAATTGCTTTTTTCTTAGTTATGAATAAAACATTTTTAGCACGATACAATTTAGCAGTATTTAAAGCCATAATTGTTTTTCCAGTTCTTACTTCAGCAGCAATATAAACTATTTTATAAAGTGCTAATTTATTCCATGCTCTGATGGAAATTGCTAATTGATAATCTCTAATTTCCATCTTTAAACATTACTATTCTACCACCCATTGAATCATAACTTTTAACGCATTCAATTTTTTTATATTCGCAATATTTATCAATCCATTGCCAAAATCTTTTTTGTGATAAATTAAACTTTTTCCAATCAGGATAATCTTCTAAAAAAGTATTATATAAATAATTTTTTTCAAACCTTTCTTCAAGTTTAATTATACCTTCATTAACCCATTCATAAAATTCAAATGAAGTTTCTTTAATAAATTTTCTTATTTCTAAATTTTGAAAATCATAAGATACTAAACCATTAATTAAATATAATTGTAAGCATCTTAACATATAGTTGTAAAATCTAATCCATTCTTCATTATCCCATTCCTCAAAAAGCATTCTGCCAAATTCATTTAATGGAGTATGCTTTGAAGAAAAATGAGCAGAAAATTCAAGTTCCCATTTTCTACGTTCAAATGATCCACCAACCCCACCAATAGTGTAATTTGTGGTAATTAATATTTTAGGAGACTTACTTACTGGTATTTTAAAAGCATCTTTGTTTTTCTTTTCAAGTGTTATACCTTCAGTAATAATCGAAAATAGATTTTCAAATTTAAAGTTTTTTTGAACATCATCAAATACTAATATTTGAGTGTCTGCACTTACTGTTTGGTAAGCAAATGATTTATCAAAACTAAAAGACTTTCCATTAATATCTGCAACTCTTTTTACCTTACTTAAAGCATTCCAAAATATCCCTTTACCACTACCACCGTTTGGGTTCTCACTTATTGTTTCATCGTTTAAAATAACAGCTTTATTATTTGCTGATGTTTTAAAAGAATGCATTAAATAACCAATTGTAGTAATTAATGACATTTCTCTTTGTTCATCTTTATTACTTACTAAATTGATGAATTTTTTAAAATCACATTCTAAATTATCAGTATGTTCAATATTAAAATCAATAATGTGTTTTTTCCATACAAACCCATCCAAATCAAAATAATCAATCAAATTAATTCCATTCTTTTTTACATTAATAGCACCATTATTAAAATAAATAAATGCTGAATCAATTGTATCTTCTTTAAATTTTAAGTCAATAGGATCTAATATATTTAAATATTCCTCTTTAAAAAACTTTGAACGGTCTGCTAAAAATTGATATACTAAATGCTCAGAAGATTGCAGCATTTCATTTAAAACAAAGTCTTTTATTTTAACTTCATTGGTATTATCAACAAGGTTATTTTCTACTTTAACAAAAATAAATGATTCAGTTCCATCAGGATAATACTTGTAAAATCCATTTGATTGTAACCATAATTTAAAATCATAATGATTAATCTTAACACCCTTTTTTGTAATTTCCCAAAAGTTAGAAATAGTTGCATCATCTTTAATTATTTTTAATGATTCTTCATCTACATTTGGTAAAGCCTTTTTTATTTCATCAATTTGTTTACCTGACTTAATTTCTTTTTTAACATAATTGATTGTATCATTATCTTCAAAATATTTCATGCCAAAGTTAGATGCACCACGTTTGTATGCAGAATTAATAATAGTTTCAATTTCTTTATTATCAAAACCTTCAGTTGCAAACTGGCTGCAAAATCTTAATGATTCTATTTTACTAACTCCAAAGTCAGATAAAGCAGCAGCAAACTTAAATACATTAACATTTCTTTGATTAATTATAAGTCCATAATTTTTTTCAAACCAAACATAAAGTCTTTTAATTATCTCATTTTCATTTTGAAGTTTAATTGTTGGTGCTTTAGATTCATAAGAATATATCTTATTTTCAACTTTTTTATCCCATACTTTAGAATCTTTATTAATATAAATATTAGGATCATAAGATTCAAAACATACTCGACTTATATCATTAGTTCCTGAATCAAAATTTTGATTATCAAAATATTCATCTAATGCTTCAAAGTATAATTTATGGTTTTCAGGTTCTTTAGGGATTTTAACTATTAGCTTTATACCATCACCACTTGGAGAAATAAAACAACTAAAAGTATATTCATTACTTTTTAATTCATTGTAAAAAGCTTTTAAATCGCTTTCATTTGAATATTTATCAAAGTCTAAGCATATTAGTCCACTATGCTCTAATAATCCATTAGTAGCTCTATTTTTAAATATTCCAGAAAAACAAATAGAAGGTAAATTGTTTTTAAGTTTATTTCTTAAATCCTTATTGGTTTCTTTTCTAATTTGATTAATTAAATCTTTAGAATTACCATTCTTAATTCTATTTAGGATAAAGTCAACATCACGAATAAATGGAGTTGAAGTTTCCTTTATGTTTTTAAATATTGTTATTTTCATTTAAAAAAATACCAACCAAGTACAAAGGCTTACCCCACTGCTAAGAAATAGCACTCGGCAATGTAAATGGTTGGATTTTTAAAATATTGTTTTTCATGTGGAGTAAGCTGATGCAAATATATAAAATTATTATTTATAAAAACAAAAAAAATATGTTAAATTATTTTACCACGCTTTACCCCGCTTTCAACACGCTTTTAATTTTGTTAAAACTCTTTATTAATAAGGTTTCAACGCTTTCACGCTTTATTTTGCCAAATTTTTACAAAAAAAAACTTTTCAAAAAAATTACATATGCAAGTATATAGGGGGGGTATCTTAATAAAGCGTGGTATTATTCCAAACCTTTATAAAATTATTTACGCCTGCACCACACTCCTTGCATTTTTTATCTTTAATCTTTTTCATAAAAATTCTTTAACATTATGAGTATCTAAATTAGTGTATGTAAAAATTAATTTTCTTAAATCTTCACCACATTTAATTGCCATTTTTTTTCGCTCTTCAAAAATCATATTGTCATAGTCTTGATTGTCATACATTTTATCTATTAATGCAGTTTGAAAAATTATTATTGTGTTCATAAAATCCCTATTGCTATAATATGGCTTAATAGATCCTTTTGAATAAGCGTTTTGCTCTAATATATCGTTTGCGATTATTTCAAGTTCATCTTTATAATTTCTCATGTTTTTTAATTTAATTTAATTTTTCTATTTTATATCCTTTAAAATCTTCAATCTCGTTTTCAGGATCAAGTTTAAATCCATCTTGAACGAAGATTTTTTTAATGATTTTTATTTCTTCTATTTTACCATAACACCATGTGCCACCTTCGGGTTCCATGTTATCTTCTAACCATATTCTTATTTTGTCTCCTTCTTTATAATTTTCCATATTATTTAATTTGTATATTATAATTAGTAACTAATACTGCTCCTTCTACTTGCTGACCATCTTTTATAGCTTGTTTTATTGCATTTTTATCAGGTTGTAAAGTAGTCTTTTCAATTAAATATTTTTTATCTAAATTATCAGATACTTCTATGCTTTCTGACTTTCTAAAAGATAGTTTTAAAGTAGGTGAATCAATTTTTTCTATTCCATATAATTGCATAGCATCTGAAACAGCATTTTTTAATTTATCTATTGCATTTTCTTTTTGTTCCTTTAATTGTTTTAATCTTTTAATTTCAGCATCTATTATATCATTATCATATTCAAAAGAACGGATAACATAAGCATAGTTTATTGCTTTTTCTTTTAATTGTTCCTCATTGATTTGTAATTGCTGTTCAATTTCAGGAGTTAATTCCCCTTGCTCCAGTTGTGAAGCAATGGTTAAGTATTCGTTTTTAATTTGATAAAGATTCATAGTATGCCTCCATTTCTTTTGTTACTGTATAATATTCTCTAACCTTATTTAATGAATTACCACCTTGTTTTGCTTTCAAAATATTTTCCTTAGTAGCAAATGGTTTATTTGTTGTGTTAGCATCATCATCATCAATTTCTAAAGATAAAAGTGAGCAAATGGTATATCTACGAAAATAAGAAATTGCACTACCTAATTGCTGGGGTTGTAAACCAACTGGCATAGGAATAAAAGATACTATTGAATCTTTGCCATCTGTAATTACAGTACCTATTCCTCTTTCATCTATTGGTTGAGTAATTAATAAACCAACCTCGCTAAGTATAGGCTTAACTACGCTTAATACTTGCTTTAATGTAGCGTAGGTATTTTTAAAGTGTGGATTTTTTGCATCTTTTTTAATTATATTGATTTGCTTTTGAAATTCAAGTAATCTTTGAGTTAATGATAATTGTTCGTTCGTTTTCATAATAGATAGTTTTAATTCTTTTTATTTTTACTTTTTTGTACTGAATAGACTAAAATGGTAGATTATAATCGTCTATTTTAGGAGTGTACTTTGTTTCGTTTGAGTAAGTTTTTGTCTCATTCTCTTTTTTAAATGGCTCTTGGAATGCTGCACTGAAATACTTAACACCTTTTTGACTTTCTTTTAACCATAATGATATTTCCATTTCTTTACCATTTACGTTAACAGTACCTTTGTAGTCAGGTTGTTTCTCATTTGATTTTTTAGCATTGTTAAAAATTGCTCCTGAATTGTTCTTAGTTTCCATGTTTCTGTTTTTTATTGGTTATTGTAAATTGTTTGTAATTACACTTTGTTTTCTCATTTCTTAACCATTGCTCATTAACTGAATAACCTAATTTTCTAATCATTGCTATTAGCTTGTGAAGGTTAAGAGTTCCTTGATTGCACTCTTTTTTAGTAATGGCATAAGCATTTGAACCATTTACTGCAATGCCACTTAGTAAGGCATCTAATACAGCTTGTTTTTGTGTTTTTTTCATAATAATAAAGTTTTTACAAATATAATAATAATTAATTTTAAAGCAAATTATAAGACAAATAATTATCAGTTAAAATATCCATTTGTTTTTTTAGTGAAATATATTTATCAGTTAACTCAAAATTAATGTCTTCTTGAACATCTGCAAGTTTCTCGCATACTTCAATTAACTCTTTTTCTATTTCAGATATTCTAATTAACCTATTGATTTGAACTTTTGGAATATTTTCCATGTATATTTTAGTTTCCATATTTAGCAGTTTTTTGTTTATAAAATTCGTTAATTAGGTCAAGTAAGTCATCACTACATTCGCCTGACTTAAAAGCCTTGTGAATAGTGACTAAACTAAACTTTTTTCCTTTTTTATCGGCAAACCTTTTTAGCTGAGTTTGGTCTCCGAATGAGTAATACTCATCTATTGTGTCTTTGATGTGTTTGGGTATTTTCATATTTGTTTTTAATTTAATTTTAAATAAGACGATATAAAGTAGCGCAAATTTGTAAGTTAGCGGCAAGCCTAATCGACAGCACGAAAGACACGCCACCCACCAGAGATTAATCCGTAAAGAGTTAAAATCATTAATGTCCAATCATACCAATCTCTTGGCTTGCCAATTTTGATTTCGATTATGTGAATAGCAAATCCACTTCCACAAATCAGGACTAAAATTAAGCCCCAAATAAAACTTCTTGTTTCTTTATTCATTTTGTTGTTTTTTATGTTGTTAATAATCATTCCGAAAGAAGGGCAGCCGATAACAGCACATACACGCTATTTTTCTGCCCTCATTCCAACGCTCACAGCGTGTATCTGCAAAACGTTATGTGGCATTAAACCTATCTAATATATTTAGTAGGTCTTTTTAATATTTCAGTAATAAAATTACATAGTGTTTCAAATTCGCTCACAGTTAAATTTTGTATCTCTGTTCCACCAGCATACTTC